TGGACACGGTCAGGACCCATCGGCCCGATTTGGCTGAAGGCCGTACGAACGCTGAGATCATCGCCATGAAGAAAGGCGAAGGTTCAGGCCCGCTAGGTCGAGAGATGACCATCGCGTATGCACGCGACAACGCGGCAAAGCTGGCCCGCAACGGACACGAGGTGACACCGGGGAACATCCACCTGTCGCACTTTGCAGGCCCTGCAGGCGCTAACCGTGTCCTGAGCGCCCGCGACGACCAACTCCTGTCCGAGTTGCTGACGGCTGACGCCATGGCGGCGAACCCGTTCATGCAGGGCTGGACTGCCGGTCGCCTGAAGCGCTGGGCTGATAAGAAGGCTGGCGGCGGTGGCGGCACGTCTGTCAACACCACCTCCAAGCAGCGAGTGATGACGAACCCCGGCCTGACGCCCAAGCGGCACAAGGCAGAGGTCGTGAACGCAATGCTGCTCGGCTTCGGCAACGACGACGCATCCCTGTTCGAAACGTCCGGTGGTTTGGCTACACTGCGCGAGATGGGCATGTCCGCTGTACAGATCGCCACCGTCAACAAAGCGTATCAGGCGTATCTGGAGCGCGAGAAGGGCGCATACTCTCTGGAGTACGAACGCGGTAAACAGGAACTGATTGACCTCGCAGACAGCGGAGAACTGTCTGAGGAAGAAGTCATGTCCCGTCTGTTCGAGTTCCAAGAGGCGCACCCTCGTACGGATCAAGAGAAGCTGCGCATGTTCGACGCGATCAACAGCGAACTGAAGGCAAACGTCGAAGGCGGCTGGAACGACGCAGAGGGTATGGCGTTCATCGTTGGTGTATCCGAAGACGCACGCGAAGCGAAGACCCCGGAAGAACTGCAGGGCCATCTGTCCCGCCTGTTCGAAGAGGGGCGCTTACGTGGTGTCGACGATGAGAGCACCGCGAAAGTTGCCAGCGAAGTCGTGTCCGCCTATGAGGCCGGTCGCACCGCAGAGCGCGCAGCTGTTGCTAAGGCGAGCACCGCCTCCACCAAGTAGCGTGCCATCATGCAGGAGGCGACCGATCGGTTGGCCACCCGTACCGTGGAGAATGGCTCGAAAGCTGTACAGAAAGCTGCCGTGGACGTCCTGAAGTCTCAGGTCGGTACGGAAGCAAGTGTCATGGCCGCTGATGGGAAATCCCCAGAGGAAATCCAGTCAGCTGCGCAGGCGTCATATGCTGAGAAGCTGGTGAACCACAACGTGATCGACCAAGACCTTGCGACCGAGATGGCCGCAGGCGTCCGCGATCTGCGTGGCTTCGAGACTGCCGGGGAACTTAGCCCTGCCACAATCGCAGCCTACACACAGTACCTTGAGTTCACGAAGGGTGACAGGGCGACGGACAAATACATGGCCGACATGTTCAGCAAGCACCCGGAAGCGCTGACGTTCTTCCAGATGGCTACAGAGTTCGACCTCGGCAGTGCAGACACCGACCGGGCCTTACGTCTGGCGGCTAAGCAGCTGTCCGATCCTCCGACCTCGGAACACTACGTGTCGGCCTTGTCTGAGATCAACAGCACTGAATGGCTGGACAATGCGATGGAGCATTTCACGAAGGAGACCGGCCTGACAGGGTTCTGGAACACTGTGCTTGGACGCTCCAGCCCCGGACTGCGGGAAGACGCAGAGGCGGTGTCTGCCGATGAAGGCTTGCGCACCGCGATCACCGCGAACGCGCGCACCCAGATGGCGCTGACGCCGCAGATCACTCCAGACGCTGCCATGCGTCAGGCGACTGCACAGGCGCATCGTCAGGGTGCCAACATCTTCGGCAACTATGTTCAGGCCCCTCGGGGCGAGACCATGCTCGGCATGGCTGGCATGGAAGGTGAGGACCACCGCGCGCTAAACGAAGCTGTTCAGGATGCCCTGATCGCTAACCTAGACCAGTTGCCCAAGAGCGCTATGGAGAGCATCCGGTTCGCAGCCCGTTCGGACAAGATGTTCGTACCCGGTGAGGTGACCGATGAGATGCTGATCGACGCCCGAGACTGGATCATCACGATGACGCCCGTAGAGGGTGACATGCATGTGGTGATGCAGCCGCGTGAGGCTGTCATCGACAACTGGTCCAAAGCCCTACTGGGTTCTGGCAACCAGACTGATTTGGATGCGCTGGCTATGACTGTCGAGTTCAGCCTGAAAGAGGCGGGCGCAGCATGGAACGCTAAGGAACTGGAACCGACTGTGTTTGGTAATATGCTCAACGCTACTGTAGACCATCTCAAGGGTAACTTTACCGCCCTCTCCGAGAACGAGATGGGGCCTGTGTTCGGGAATACCCCGACACAGGACGAAGGCCCCGGCCCGGAGTTCGGCCCGGAACGTCCGAACTCTGCCGGTACGTTCGAGGAGCAGCCTTCGGAACTGCAAGACCTCGGCAAGACGTTTCTGGGCATCACGCTCGGTGACATCTTCAAATAAGCAACTCGCGTCCCGCTTCGGCGGGGCGCGCCACCCCACACAAAGGAGGCCATCATGGCTGAACTGAAAATTGACCTGCTCGGTACAGAGAGCGCACAGTCGCGCCTTGCAGAGCGTGATCGTCTTCTTGAACTCGACGAAAGCACTGGTGCGCTGGACACCCTCGGCGCTGCATTCCAAGGCAACCTTGGTCCGCAGATGTGGAAAACCCTCAGCATGAAATTCCAGAACACACCGGAGGAAGACTTCGATCCAGCTGACTGGTTGAAGACCCACGGTGCAATGGTTCCCAGTAATCTCCACGACCGGTTTGCCGACGTCCGCTCGAACGCGGAAGCCATGGAGCTTGCCGACCGCATCAACGACGACATCCATAACAGCCGCATCCTGCAGTCGAAAGGCGCACGCGGTATCGCGGCTACTATGCTAGTAGGTCTGGCTGACATCGACGCCCCATTGACCCTGCTGACCGGCGGGGCGTCCAAGGCTGCTACGACAACCGGTCGCGCGGCCTACGGGGCAGTGAGCGGTGCATCCGTTGGTACAGCCTTCGCATTAGGTCACGTACTTGTTGATCCTCTGGCAGAGACCAGCGACATCGTGAACGGTGCGCTCGGGGGCACGGCCCTCGGTGGCGCAGGCGGACTGCTGCTCAACAGGTCTGTCCGCTCGGCCCGCGAAGAATTCAACGAGGCTGCTCCCGGTCTCGCCAACCAGAACCCGCACCCACCCTTCGTGGACAGTGCAGGATCGCTTGGTGCTGCCTTCGTGGGTGACACCTTCGACCCGTCGCGACTGGCTGCACATCATCGGGGTATCTTTGACGAGAGCCAGCAGACCCTGCGCCAGTCGGGTGTAGCTGCTGATCTAGAGGACATGGAGGGCGCATCGGGCCACGTCGCCGCTATGGGCCGACGCTTGGCGCAAGGCATCGCGAAGGTTCCGCTGCTGCAATCCACCTTCGACGAGATTGCTGCTGGTGGAACTATCATGAAGGCGATGGCCTACGACCTGTTGGAAAGCCCGTCTGGGCGTGTGCGTAACTCGACCTCTGCATCGGTGCTGAAGGAAAACTACGAGAACCTACTGGCGACAGAGCTGCTACCGCTTGATTCGGCGTACCAAGCGTGGCATAAGCGACAGCGTAACACGATCCTTGACGGGATCAACGGTCGCAGCCGTGCACAGTTCGATAGAGAGGTTCTGAACGAGATGGACAACCGCGCCCACAAAGGAACATTGACAAAGGATAAGAACATTAAGCAGGCTGCTGATGCGCTGGACAAACATTATGCTCTGGACGTGGAGATCAAGAAGGGCCGCTCCGGCGAGCAAGGCATCTCCGGTTCTGAGAACCTACAGGCAAGCTCCGGGCACTACACCCGTGAGTGGTCTGGCAACGCCATGCGGACTGCCATGCGTCGCGGCGTGACCAAGGAGCGGATCGAGAAACTGATCGCCTCCGCCTACGCCACCATGCACCCGAACCTGAAAGCCAAGGGCCACGACCTCGTCGTCGGCAAGGCCATCGTGCGCCGCGCCCTCTCGCATGAGGACGGGATCGACAGCAATATGCTGATCACACTGAACTCAGACGGGCAGGAGTTCCTGCGCCAGACGTTGCACGACAGCGGCTACACCGATAAGGAGTTCAAATCTCTGATGAACGCCCTTGCAGGCAAGGCATCGGAGCGCGGCCAGCTTGACACGACCAAGTCGCGCATCGTTTTGGACATGCGGACCACTGACGGTGATCTAAGTATGATGGACCTGATCAATACCGATCTGACGAGCCTGACACAGCGGAATACGCGGAAGACCGCAGGCGCTGCTGCTCTGGCTCGGAAAGGTATTCTGGACAAGTCTCAGCGGAAGCGAATGATCGAAGCCGCAATGGCCGAGATGTCCGAGCGCGGTAGCGAAGACCTCAAGAAGGCTCGCGAACTCATGGAAGACATGTTCACTCATTTCGACGGCGGGGCCATCGCTGGCGGCGCGTCTCCCGGCGTGAACCGCTTCAAGCGGCTGGCGAACCTCGGCCTGCTCAATCAGATGGGCATGACCCAGCTGGGCGAGGCAGGCGCGCAGATCGCAGCTGTCGGTATGCAGACATGGATGCGCCACGCCCGCACCACCTTTGATGAAATCCATCGGGGTGGTCCGAACGGTTTGGCCAAGGAACTGCGCCACTTCTACGGTGAGCTTGGGAACGAGCACAACCTGCACCGCCCTGAACTGATGCTTGACGACATAGAGAACCAGACCCGCACAGCGAGCGAATTTGACCGCTGGATGGGACGACTGGACTATGCTCTGGGCAAGGGACAGCGCCTGCAAGGCTATGCCTCCGGCTTCTACTACGTGAAGTCCATGCAGCAGAAGATCGCGATCACGTCCATGGCGGACAAGGTGTTGCAACACCTGCGCGACGGAACCGGTACTGAGCAGATGCGCGACATCGGGATCGACCCGTCTCGCTTCAAGAAGTACCTACCCGGTGTAGACTTCGGTGACGGCTTTGTGAACAAGCTCAACATGGAACAGTGGTCCGTGGATGATGCGGAAGTGTTCGCTCTGGCCCTACGCCGGTACACGAACCAAGTCGTTCAGAAGACTATGGCAGGTGAGGAAAGCTTCTGGTGGCACAAGGGCGTCGGTCCTCTGTTCGCGCACCTCAAGACCTTCCCTCTGCAGGCAGTCACCAAACAGGCCGCGCGCAACATGAACATGGGCACGCCCGTGCTGACCGCACAGCTAACTATGGGCTTGGCCACGGCTGGTCTGGCGTACACTGCTCGTCAGGTGATCAACGGTCGCGAGATCGAAGACCCTATGCAGGTCGCCAAAGGTGCCATCGGCATGTCGAACCTGACAGGCTGGTTCCCTATGTTCGTCGATCCTGTTGCGGCAATGCTGGGAATGAACGACTTCCGTTTCAACCAGTTCGGACGCCACAGCGCAGATACCGGCATCATCGGTACACCTGCAGCACTTCCGACCCTGAACCGGATGCTGCATATCCCCGGTGCTCTGAACCCGGTTGGTGACATGAGCACGAATGACCGCATCCGGGCGATGCAGGCTGCTCCGCTCGTCGGTAATGCCTATGGCTTCACCGCCATCTTCAATGCCATGAAGAACTAAATCCCTGCGTCCCGTTTCGGCGGGACGCTCCCCGTACACTATTATAGGATAGAAGGAGAAAGCACGTGACAAAACATAGCGTAGCTGAATACACAGCCGACGGTGAACAGACGCAGTGGGCTATTAACTTTACAGGCGGATACATCTCCGAAGACGACGTAACTGTCCGCGTGAATGACGAAACACTTCTGGGTGATCCGGTGTACCGTCCGTTCATCTTCATCAATGCAGGATTGGTCGAAATTCAAGACGAGGTCGGCGACCCCGATCCCCTAACCGATGGCGACAAGATTGTCATTGCCCGTAAGACGGACGTATCGGAACCAGTGCATGAATTTAACGCATCGGGCGCGACACCCTCGCGTGAAGCACTGGACGAGAATTTTGAACAAGTGCTGTTCGGTGTCCAAGAAGCACAGGATCGCACCGAAGACATCATCGTGTCAGAAGACGCGGCTGAGCGCGCCGTAGCCGCTGCAGAGCGTGCTGAAGAAGCTGCAGACATCTTAGAGGACATTGCGGGCAGCGGCATCGTTCGCGGAGTGTACAATTTCAGCGGCACCGGCACTCGTGACGGTATCACGTTGCCTATCGCGCCGGTATCCAAAAACGCAGTAACTGTCACTGTCGGCGGTGCTGTGCTGCCTCGCAACGCTTTCACTTTGGCCGGTCAGGTGTTGACACCACTAGCGCCGATCAACTGGCCGGTTGGGACCGACAACATCGAGGTTGCAATCGAGGGGAACTTACCCACTGCGAACGTCGTGGCGGCGTTTACAACACGCACATCTTTGCGGAATTTCCTCGCTACCTTCTCCGGTCCAGACGGTGCGGTGTTCGAGGCCGAAGACCTGCGGTACGCTTGGTCGCTGGGAAGCACCTCAATTCCCGACATACCAAACGCCGTACCGCTCGGCGTTGCTGCGCCTGAACACTTCGGTGACGGGAATGCGGCGTGGGTTGCATGGGGCGCACACGTCAATACTGTAGGTTTCGGTAGGTTGTTGAACGCTACTTACGCGCCGACATCCCCGATTGTGTTCACCCGCTCTGTAAACATCCATGCAGAGGGTGCTACTATTAATGTAGGTGTAGATACAAGCGTCAGCTTGTTTGAATTCAACGGAGGAAATGAGACGAGGTACCCGCTGACCGCCAGCGTTAATGCAGGCGCGACTAGCGCAAGAATTTCGCCTGAAAACCTTACATCATCCGGGATTTCGGTTGGGGACTATGTGCGCCTCTTATCAGACGAAACTCTTGACCCAGGAAGGACTAACAGTATGATCGGTGAGATTATTCGTGTCCGCTCTGTCAACACAACTACTGGGGAGGTGACTTTTGGTTACCCCGCACAAGGACCGAACCCATTAACCGAAGGATTGTTTTTTGGGTACAGTACAACTGACAGTGCCCAAATGTCTAAATGTAACATCATCTATGATGTATCCCTGACAGGGGTGTGCCACATGGTGGCCTCCGAGACACCGTCCGATAGTCAGGTTGGCATCGAAATGATCAGTTGTTTCGCCCCCCTCATTGAGAGTGGTTGGACTGGTGAGCGGTTTGGGGGGCGGTGGTTGTGGCTTCGAAGTTGCATTCAAGTCGAATTACCCCCGCGAACACTGCGTGGCTTTTTGGCGCACACTACTGGTTACGGTGTTTCTGTTGCCGACGGTTCTCGCGATGTTGTAATTCGGGGACTTCACGGGGAATTCATTCGCCATTTGTTTTCAACTAACAACACCAGCGCAACTGGTAACATCGTTGGTATTCCAAGGGACATTACGGTTGACGGGTTTGCCGCGATAAACAGCTCACCATCCACATCAGGTTCCGGTGTCGGCGGCGATGCTATGGACACCCACGCGGCGGCTGTTAATGTAACCTTTAAAAACGGCGTCATTGAAAATCCAAGCGGGCAGGCCATTAATGTGGAATGCGCCAATGTCATAATTGAAAATGTGGAACTTCGTGGACCAGTTCCCCAAAATCAAGCAATACAGATCAGAAACTATACCAAATTAGACAGTTGGTATGTTGTAAGAAACATTACGTGGCACGGAGGGTATGGTTGTGCAGGTGGTGTGGTTAGGTGTCGAAATGTGGGATCAGGGAGCATAGAAAGCCTGCTCGTTGAAGGTCTGAATGTTGATGTCGCAACAGGTAGGGTGTTGTGGGTTGACGGCGTAGAAAACGTCACCGTGAACAACATCACAGCCAACAGGGCTGGTCTACCCACTATTTCGAGTTTCTATTTTAACGATTGTGATCGTGTTTTCATCGACGGTGTAAGAGGTAAGGCTGGGAACGATACCCCAATGATTCGCGTTGACTTGGCCCGCGTCGTACACGCTAAAAACGTGACTCCCCGGACTTTCAACGGTCAGCAACAACCTGTTATTGAGATTCGTGACAATAACACCGGCACTTTGAATCAGGTCTTGGTGAATGGGTGCGCGGGTATTGTTGACAGCGGCGAAACAACAACTGGTTACCTCATCAGAATAGCCCAAGCTACGGGAAACCCTGATACGGTCATCCCAACCGTAACAAACGCATTTGCGGACCTTGGCGGCCTGCTGGCACCGTAACTTGTGAACGCGTACAGTAAGCGCACACTAAAGGAGTAAAGTATGACTGACACCACATCTCAAGTCGTGGCGGCAATGATCCAACAGCGCCGCTATGTGGACGTGTTGTCCTTTGTGCCCTCAGATGACAGCCTGAACTGCTACGATGCGGTTCAGGCGGCTCTGACAGCTGGATACGGTCGCGAGATCGTATTCGGCAACCCGTACAACGGACAACGAACCTACCGCTTCACTGACCGCTCTGATGGGCGTCTGGTGATGCCACAGAAAGCGAGCATCCGCTGGGACACCGGTGCACTGTGCGACTGGACCGGTTGGGGCACAGCTGGCACGGGCACTGCGTACATGTACGCAGAGGGCGACTTCGACGCGGCCCTCACGCTGACGCAGGACGCCGCGCAAGGCACCCGCACTGTGACCATGCCTTCGGGCGCTGGTTCCCTCTTCTCGCCCGGTGACGAGTTCGTGCTGAACAGCACCGAGCTTCTGAACCCTATGGACCCCGCTCACCCGAACACCATTGGTGAATGGCTGACGGTAAGCTCCGTAGACGGCGATGAGGTCACGACCACCACCCGTCTGAAGTATGATTACGCCATCTCTGGCGGCACTGTCAAGGTTCATCGCGGCGACGCTCTGTGCGACATCCGACTGGAGAACCCGCAGATCAAGGGCGCTGGGCTGCTCGACGGCACCAACACCCGTGGCGACCGAGGTATCGAGATCATCAACTCCCGCTACGTGAAGGTGACCGATGGCCGCGTGCGCGAAAGCGATAGCTATTCCTTGCTGATCACAAACAGCTACAAGGCCCACGTGTCGAAGTTCTCCAGCGTCAAGACGCAGCCTACACCGAGCGGCGACACCCGGACACGCTATGGAGTGTCCCCTGCGGGCGTGTCCAGCATCTTCCGTATCGACGGGTGCGACTTTGAAGGCGGGACTGAGCAAGTCGCTCTGACACTGACCGGCGAAATCACTGGTCCAAAAGACAACGTGCTCGTCACCGCGTGCCGAATGCAGGGCGCTGAGCGCTCCGGCCTGACCACCCACCATGCATACCGTAATCTGAGCGTTGAGGGCAACGAGTTCTTCGACTGTAATCAGGCTGCGGACCTGCGACTGGGTGGCCGCTTCAACGACAACTTCGTACAGTCCACTGGTGCCGGTCTCGGTAACCTCGACTGCGCCGTGCAGATCGGTTCCGGCTCCGGCCCACTGTTCGCCTCGGGCAACGTCTTCGACGACGTTCTGCGTGGCTACTGGATGAGCGAACACATCGATCATTGGCGTACGCCGCAGGACATCTCGATCCTGAACGACCGCATGACCAACGTACGCGGCCAAGGCGTTTTGCTGAACTTCAATGGAGCTAATGGCGCGCTGGACGGCGATCTGGGCACGTTGACCGTGAAAGCGGACATCCATCTGGTTGCTACTGGGTTCCCCCGTGGTCTGTGGTCACGCGGCCGCTGGAAGAACGCAGACATCGACCTAACCGTGCGCGGCGGTAACGCCTCGGCACGTTCTGTGTATATGGAGCGCCCGGAGGACAGTACGTCACTCACCGATGGTGCGATTGACCCGATTATCACTGTGCGGCAGGAATCAGCGATGCTTCCGCCTCTGGTCCAGTACCTCGCCAACGGCGGCGGCTCTGAGACCATCACCACACAGAAGTTCGGTAATCCGTAACTGAACATCCCGCCCCTAATCATGGGGGCGGGCCACCTTTCCACTCAAGGAGAAAAAGACAATGAACTCTGACGACAATACCGCCTACATGCTTGGCGAAATGAAAGGCATCCTGACCGGTATTGCCGCGCAGCTACTAGCTATGGAAAAGAGCCACGCCGCTCTGTCCGAAGCAACCGACGAACGCTTGAACGGTCATTCCGACCGCATTTCTCGCGTTGAACGCTTCCAGTGGAAAGTCGCTGGAGTTCTCACATGTATCCCGATTGTTCTTACAATCGCAGGTTGGATAATCGCGGGGAAAATCTAATGTCGAAAGCAACCCTTGATAAACTGAATGCGCTGCACGGTGCAGTCGCGGACGTTCTGGCTGAAGGGCTGGAAGCCTGCGCACCCGCAGCAACCGAAGACGACGATGGCGAGTTCAAGCTCATCGGGTATGACGCCCGGCTAGTTGGACAGGCTATGACCTTCCTCAAAGACAACGACATCACGGTCGATCTCGACACCGGTGCGGACATCTCGGAGACCCAGAAACGACTGGCGGAAATTCGTAAGAAGTCTCGGACACGGGAAGACCCGTTCCCCGACATCATGCAGTAAGGAGGGCGACATGGCACGTGCACGCGAGACGCAGGAGGAGGCACTCCTACGCTGGGAGCAGCTACACGAGCTGCAGAATACGTATCCAACTTTCGAACCGTTTCTCGAAGACGTCATGGAGTACCTCGGGTTTGAAACCTCGTGGCTCCAGCTTGACATAGCCGACTACCTTGCGCACGGCCCCCTGTATCGGATGATCCAAGCCCAGCGTGGGCAGGCGAAGACGACCATCACCGCGATCTATTCGGTGTGGCGCGCCATCCATAACCCGGCGATCCGCATTCTGATCCTGTCGGCTGGCGAGAACATGGCTTCTCAGATCAGCACCTTGATCATCCAGATCGTCATGGGCATGGACATACTTGAGTGCATGCGTCCTGACAAGGCCCTCGGCGACCGCTCGTCGCGTGAGGCGTTCGACTTCCACTACACCCTCAAAGGCCCTGACAAGTCGCCCTCCGTGGCGTGCTTCGGCGTGACGTCGAACCTGCAGGGTAACCGTGCAGACATCATCATCGCGGACGATATTGAGAGCCAGAAGAACTCGCGCACAGCCGTGCAGCGTGAAGTTCTGACCGACATCACCCGCGACTTCACGTCGATCTGCTCGAC